TGCATCAGCAATCCGACTGACCAGCTGGATCTCTGCGTCGAGGCCCCCACGGACCCTGAATGGCTGAAGAGACACGGCACATAGGACAGACGGTCCACATCACCCCGACGCTGCCCCATCAGTCTACGCAGGGCTAGGGATCACAATTTGACGATTCTTCCCCTCAGCTCCAGCAGCGGTTGGTTGGACTGCACGTAGACCTGCAGCTGCGGTGGGTCGCCTGGGTTCACGCCGGGGATGACCGCTGTGCTGAAGCTCAACTGCGGGGGGTTGGCGCCCATCTGTACGTCAAACACCGTGGTGTGGCCGCTATCGGTGCCGGTGCCCTTGGCTGCGGCGACTTCCACGAAGTCGGTGCCGGTGGCGCTGCGGCCCCACAGGTCGATCATCATGGCGTCGCCTTCCTGATCCACCGCCACCAACACCGGGCTGTTGATCGTGGGCAAAGGTCTGCCGTAGCCCATGATCTGCTCCAGGCCCGCGCCTGTGGTGCCCGCGCCACCGATGCCGCCAGCCGCTGCGGCTCCAGTGCCGCTCGCCCCCATGCCGAAGAAGCGGGTTCGGCCGCTGCTGCCGCTGAAGTTGCGGATCTGGGCATCCAGGTTGTTCTGACGGCCCGCCAGCAGGTCTTGGCCGCCGCCCCAGCCAAGGCCGCTCTTGGGGCCGTAGATGCGCCAGTTGCTGTGGTCGATGGCGTAATCACCCTCGGCGCCTACGGCCCCATCGGGCGGGCCGCTGAAGCTGTGGATGGTGCGGCCGTCTTCGCCGGCAGGGCCTGGAACGCCAGCACGACCGGGCAAGCCCTGCGTCCCCTGCGGGCCGATCACCTTGCCGGCGTTAATTACGTCGCCGGTGCTCAGCACCAGGGCCAAGCTGCCGTCCTTCAGCACTTGGGCGAACTCGACGCTGGTGCCGTTGCGGCCGTCGTTCCCGTTCATCCCGTCGCGGCCATCCATGCCGTCGGCTCCAGGGCTGCCCATCTCGCCAGCCTCGCCGCGAGGGCCGGTATCACCCTTCGGACCCATCGGGCCGACTACGCCAGGCGGGAGGCTGATGCGGTACACCTTGCCGTCGGTGGTCTCTAGGACGAAGCCCTCGGCGTCCAGCTGGCGGATCGCTTGGATTCCGCCTGCGTTGACCTCTTGGATGTCAGCCATCGGTCGATGTCTCGGGTAAAGAGGGCTCAGTTAGCGGTTTTCGCGGCCGCCCCAGCCGCTTTTCCGTTGGTGGGGGCGTTTGCGGGGGTGTTGGGGCCTTTTTGTCCCATGGGCCCGGCGTCCAACATGCCATTGAGGAGTTCCTTCTTGCGGTCGGCTTTGAGCTTCTTGATTTCGGCCAGTTCGGCCTCCAAATCCACTGTATCGGGCAGGATTTCGCCCGATTTCAGGATTTCGAGGAAGGTGCGGTCCGTTAGCGCGCCGCGATCGTTCAAATCGCCGATGACGGCGATGTCTTGGCCCAGCAGGCGGTAGAAGTCGAAGTCCCGCTCCAGGGAAATCGTTGGGGCGGGGCGGTTTAGGTAGGCGGCGGCCAAGTTGAAGGCTTCCTGGAGGGCGGATTCGACCTCCATCGAGATGATGGCAAGGACGGAGTTGGCTTGCGCCTGGTCGATGCGCTTGGCGTCGGCAGATTCGGCCACGAACTTTTGGCCGAGCAGCTTTGTGACGCCCAAAGTGGACATCTGCTGTTCGAGTTGGCTCAGTTCTTCCTGTTGGGCGGAGAAGCTGCTGGAATCGGCAGTGACGTAGTACGCCTTGTTGCCGGGGGTCATTGACATGGCGTAGTTCACGCCTACTGAGGTCTCGCTGATGTCGTCGTCCCAGCCCTCAAGGATGAGGGTGGGCATCGCGGCGATGTGGAGGGCGTGGATGAGGTCGGCTTGGCGTTGGTAGTGGGTGACGTTGATGCTGGCGATGTCGAGCAAGGGGGGCTTACTGGTGAGCATCCCCGTGCGGTTCGTGTAGATCGGGACGATTGGGAGGCGTTCCAGGCTGTAGGTGCCGGATTCGACGAGGCCGTTTTTGTTGTATAGCTCGTAGCGGCCGGGGTAGATCACCCGGATGCGCTCCTCTTGTTTGGTGCTGAAGCGGCCGTCGGGGATGGAGTGGATCTCGTACAGGCGGATTTGGGTGAGTGCGCTGCCGGGGAGGGTGGATTCCTGGCGCCAGCCCCAGATTTGGTCGGCGTCGATGTGGATGAAGTAGGGGCGGCGGCCGGCGTTTAACTCGTCTGCGAGGGTAACAATGCCCTCGGCAGGCGGAAAATCGACCATCACGGCGCTGTGGCCGTAGGTCAGGGCGCTCGTCAGCAGACGGCGGGCGTATTCGTTGATCGAGCTGCCCAGGCCGTCGACGTTCGAGGCAAAATCCTTCCAGAAGTCGTCGCCGGTGATCGTGATGGGGCGCCGGAGCACCATTCCGGCCGCGTTTTCGATCAGGCGGAGCGTATAAGGGCTAAGCAGGCTGCGGGAGACGCGCTTTTGGTAGGCGTCGGCGTCCTCGCGGGGCTCCGGGGCGAGAAAAAACTGTGCTTGGGACTGGATGTAGGACGTGCCGTTGGTGACGGCGGCCATTAAGGCCCAGTCGGGCATCATTGCGTAGACCGCTCCATCCCGGATGAACGGGTTGTCGGGGTCGATGGTCGTGTAGGCGGTGTTCGCGCCAGGCCAGGGGTAGGTGGCTGGTCCCGGATAGAGCAGCACGGCGCTGGCGGCGGGGGATTTTACTGTACTTTACCAGATTCGGTGGGTTGTGGGGCCTGATTGGCCGCCTCTTGCGAGGTTGAAGCGCATCAAACATAGATAGCCCAGAGCATCAAACATGTGATCTACACCTAGTTTTTTGTTGGGGAGGCCCGTGTTTTCTTCGTAGGTCAGGGTGCGGAGGGATTTGATTAGTTCGCGGCAGCGCGGGTGGATCTTGATGCGGCGCGTTCCAGCGGCATCGAAGAGGGCGGTGTTGACGCAGTTGATCTTGTCGCGGATTTTCCAGGGGGCTTTGGGGGTGTCGACGCGGAAGCCGCTGCGGCGCAGGATGTGGTGGTCGGTGGCGCCGACGCCGGCCGTTTTGCGGGCCGCTCCAGTGGGGTCGGGGCAGGCGATGATCTTGCGGTCCAGGGTGTAGCGGCGGGTGATCTCTTCGCAGACTTCCCAGGTGGTGGCGTTGTTGAGCGTGATTTCGTCGAAGACGTGCAGTTCTTCGTCGACGCGGATGGCGGCGACTACGCTCATGGGGGAAACGTTGAAGTCGATGCCCAGCAACAGCGGGAGCTGGGGGATGTCGGTGATGTCCTTGCTGATGTTTTCGTCGCTGAAGTTGATGGCGACCAGGCCGCTGAGGTTCTCGAAGCTGGCCTCGAACTCTTGGCGGAAGGTGCGGGGGTCGAGTTGGGCGCGGGCGGCTTCGATCTCTTCGGGTGGGACGTTGCCGCCTTCGATCGTGGTGTAGCTCCAGCGCTTCCATTGGCCGGTGGGGTCTTCCTCCGCGTAGCACCAGAGGTCGTAGAACCAGCTGGCCGTTCCATCCGGGGTGGAGATGAAGAGGGCCCAGCCTTGTTTGTCCGCAAGGGCGGGGCGGATCACCTCGAACCAGACGCCGGGGTCCATGAAGGCCGCTTCGTCCAGGACCACGCCCGCAAGGCTGCGGCCCCGCAGGGCCATTGCGTTTTCCGTACCTTTCAGCTCGATCAGGGAACCGTTCACCAGCTCCAGCTTGAGGTCCGTTTCGTTCTTGCTCTTGACCCAGGGGGTGGGGACAAGCTGCTTCAGCGTTTTCCAGGCGATGTCCTTCGCCATCCGGTAGGTGGGCGCGCAGTAAAAGAAGACTTCGCCGGGGCGGTCGATCGCTCCACGCAAGAGTTCGATGCAGCTCAGGTAGGACTTGCCGAAACGGCGGCCCGCGACGAGGACGCGGAAGCGGTCGCGGCTGCTGAAGACGGCGCCCTGGGCGCGGCGGAGGGAGAGGTTGGCCGTTCCAGCCATTAGTGAAGTGCTAGGAACAGGAGGAAGGGGATCAAGGTGACGCCGAAGGTGAAGGGCGCCAACAGCAGGCAGATGACGGCCAGGATGGCCGCGCCGGGATCGGAGGAACTCCGTGTGACAGTGTAGTAACGACCGCTGCGGGTGCGGCGGCGTTCGTAGTAGTGGCCAGCTTTGGCGCGGCGAACATGGCCCATAGGTGGGTGTAGTATTTTAGTGGCTTCGTGCAGTGTAGCACAGGAATCCGACCCCTGCCCCCCGGTGTGGTGTAGTAGGGTAGTCGAAAACGCGTGTTGTACCAGTAGGTTC